GATTTCATTTTTACATCAATAGATGGAATTGCTAATGCGTCAGCAGCAGTAGATTCAGCGTTTGGTCTACCTGCACCTGCAGCATCTTCGAAATCACCTCTGTAATCAGAAGTTGGTTGTTGGTTGTAGAATACATCTAATGAAGAAACTGCTTCTGCAGCATTTTCATATACAAATGTAATACTAGTACCATCAGTTGAAGTATATTGTGGTAAAATGTTTGCTTCAGTGTATGAACCTGAAGTACCTACGAATGCTCTAACACCTTTTAAGTCAGGTCTTGTTAAATCAGACGCTGCAAAAGTAATGAAAGAGTAAGTAGAACCACCTGCGATAGAAGCTGATTTTTCTGTTTCATAATCAACTTGAGCCCAAGTAGCTGAACCTGATGCAGTTACTGTAGCTGAAGCTGAGAATTGGTTGATTGAATATCCAAATCTTCCAGCACCGTAAAGACCACCTGATGGATCTGCTCCATTTGCTGGGTTTGTGTTACCGTACATAGAAGATGGACTTGTGTAAACATCACCTTGTGGAGTTGCTCCAAAATCTTTAAGTTTGTCTTGTCCGTATTGGAAATCTAGGAAAAATACTAGACCTGAAGGTAAGTTCATTGGTTGAACAGAAACAAATTCTTTAGATGCAATTTGTCCGAATACTTTTCTTACCAATGGTAAAGCAACACCTGCCCATTGAGCACCATTCCCACCGTTAGCAGCAAAACCACCTTGGTCAGTTTGAGATTGCTCAACAACTAATTGTTTAGCTTGGTTTTCAAGAATCATTGACATATTGTTCTTGTGAACATCTGTTAATCCTTCTAATAGTCCTGTTTTTTCCCACTTGTCTGCTAATCTAGCAGCATCACTCTGCATGTTCTTCCAGTTGGAAGCAGAGCTTTCTAAAAGTGAATTTAATTGACTCATTTTATTTGTTTTTGTTTGTTTTTAAATTATTTTAAACCTGCCAATTTCTTGAATCTTTCTACCATAGGGTCAGTTTCAACAATTGGGTTTTTGGATTTAAAGTTACCTGTTGCTTTTGAAGCAGAACCTAAAGATTCTCTAATAGTACTTTTCTTTGTTTTTAAACCTTCGTTTAATGTTTCAAATACTAATTTTGTTTCTTTTATTGTTGCGGCTTTATCAAATGCACCTAATACTTTTACTTTTTCGCTTTCAGTTAAGCTTTTAGCTTTAAAGATTTTATTAGTGTATAACAATTTAGCGTTTAACAAGTTAACTTCATTTAATTCTGATTGTAGTGTTTCGATTGCTGAATTTGCTTCTTGTAACTGGTTTTCTAATTCTTCGATTTTATTAATCTCAGTTTCTGTAACCTCTGCTACTGGAGCATCTTCTGTAACTGTTTCTTCTGTAACTTCCGTTTCTTCTGCAACTGTTTCTTCTGCAATTTCGATTTCTTCAGAATCTTCAACTTCAACGTCTACTTCATCTTCAACGTCTACGTCTTCTTCTTCAAAGCTTTCACCAGCTTCTAGCTCGCCAGATTTAACCATATCAGCAATTACGTCTTCAATGAATCCTTTAAGGTCTTCGTCAGTCATGTCTTCAAGATCAATTTCTTCATCTTCTATATCTTCCTTTTCATCTTCCATACCATCTTCATAGCCTTCTTCTTCGGCGTCTGTTCTAGCATCTTCAGATACAGGTTCTTCAGTTTCAGAAATTTCTTCTTCTTTGACTTCTTCTTTTTCCTCGTTTAATTCATTTTCGATTTCTGCTAAGATTTCGTCTAGATTAACTTCTTCATCAATGTTTTCAGATTCTCTCATGTCCTCTGTTTCTTTTTCGATTTCGTCATCTTTACGATCATCACCTTCAGCTTTTTCTTTTGCAGTCATTTCTTCAACTGTTTCTTCGTTTACAGTTTCTTCAGCGACTACTTCTTCTTCCATTTCTTCTTTTTCCATTTCTTCTAACTTTGCAGATAACATGGATTTAAGTTGTGGAGTAAAAGCTTCTTCAAGTGCTGCTTTAGCATTTGCGATAGCGGTTTCTTTTACGGCTTTAGCATCAGCGATAGCTTCTTTGAGAATGTCTCTCTTTGCCATTTGTTCCTTAAATTTTAATTTTGGAAAGTACGTTTATTCGGAAACGTAATAGATTTTATTTATTGTCCATGCTATATAGAGAT